TCTTTTTCCTCATCGGTTACACTTAAAGCTCCTCTTCTCTCTAAAAGGAACAAGTATTCTTCAGGAGTCAACTTCATTGTACCCAGATCTCCGCTCTGATAGTTCTATTTACACCAGTAGTGCCTTGGCAGCAGTAGATATGATCTCCTGCAGAAGCACCAGAACGCTGGACGCCAATGCCACCAGAGACATCATTAGATCCTTGGTCGCCTTCGTTGTTCCAACCAAATCCCCAACGAACTCGGTTGTTACCATTTCCTCTATAGTTAAATCCATACCACTGGAAACCATTTTGGTTAGAGAATCTGGAACCCTGCCACATACTATTACCACGAGGGTTGCCAGACAATTGCTGCTGACTTTGCAATCTGGAAAGGCATGTAGATCCTGTACCCTGTCTCCATGTCCATGCAGTGTATGGGACAGAAGACTGACCACCATTACTACCCAAGTCTGGGAACACCGCACACATTGTAGATGCGTTGTAGTAGTTGAAAACGTGGTTCTTATGGTCACCATCGTTTCTATTCAACTGAGTGGTAGCATTATAAGTATTTGACTGAGACCAGTAAGAGTTGTTATAGTTGAAAGTGTTTCCTCTGGTACACTTCCAAGCAAGCATCCAACCACCGCCACCTAGGTGATTACTTCCCATAGCGCAATAAACCTGAGTAGCACCAACAGTGGGAAGAGAAATCCAGTAAACACCATCAGCTGCTGCTGGGTTTACTGCAAGAATTGCTGCTGCAGATGGTGCTGCTTTTTCAGCAGATGATCCATCGATCTTAGATCCACCAAAACCAGACCACTCAGTTCCATCATAAACTTCTGCGGACTCTTCATCGGTATTAAATCCGATCATACCGATCTGAGGACTGCTTGGTCTACTAGAGTTGGTCCATCTTTTGATTCTAAGGTTTCCAGTGACATCACATGTGCCATTGGAATCAACGGATAACGAATTGTTACCCTGTAGAGATGAAACCCTGGTTACGTTAATCTGTGACATTTCAATTCGGGTATACTGCTGCGATTGCGCGAATCATATGATTAAGAGCTTCTGCTTGGATTCTCTCTGGTGTATCCTGATTATAATTGGACAAGAAACCAGGGGAGTTTGCAAAAGATCCTTTATCATACTTACCGAGTTTTAAATCATTTACTCTGTCTAGCAAATCATTTGCAGACTTCGCAATGTAAGCGTTTGCCGCTTCCTTTTTGATTTTCTCGATATTCTCTACATATTTATCTGTATGTTTCTTGCTCATCTCTTTACGATTTCTGAGCATCTCATACTCGTCCTCAGTAATATCTAAGTAATACCTAGACTTTCTGAGTTCAATAATATGTTTGTATTCTTCTTCTGTTAATTCTACGTTCATCTTACGTAAATCTCCACGCGAGCGTTTCTTCTCATGCCAGTACGGTTTTGGCAACAACCAACAACATCACCAGCAGACCATCTAGATCCACCACGATACTTCATACCAATACCACCACCAACATCATCACTACCCATGTTGCCATTAGGATAGAGACCGCCGCCATTTTCATTCCAACCAAATCCCCAGCGAGTTCTTGTGTCTGTACCGTTAGATCTGTAGTTAAATCCATAGAATCTAACGTCATTCTGAGTGCTCCAAGGACCACCCCAACCACTGAAGTTCAGAGCGTCTCTGATAAAGTATCTATCAACAGAACTAAACAAACTTCTTAGTGTAATTCTATTTCCACCGTAGAAATTATTTTCCAACCATGTCCAGTTTCCTAGACCACCAATACTTCCACCAGATCCAATGTCAGGCCATCGTGCAAAAATATCTTTTGCATTGAAGTTGTTAAATGATGCAAACTTTGCGTCTCCATCATTCTGGTTTGTAGCACTAGTGTTTAATGTATTTCCATTTGTCCAGTAACCAGAGTCATATTCAAAAGTACCACCTCTAGTTGCCTTCATTGCCATCTGCCAACCACCTTGGTCATATGCACTATTCATGATACAATACAACTGGGTTGGACCAGAACTTGGAAGATCGATCCAATAAACACCATCACCTGCGGATGGGTTTGCTAATTTAATATCCTGAGCAGATGGTGCTGCTTTTTCAGCAGATGATCCATCTGGAACAGACGATCCGCCCGCTTCTACCCATTCAGTTCCGTTGTAAAATTCTAGAACTTCATTTTCTGTATTATAACCAAAAGATCCTGTCAAATTAGCAGGGCGACCTGCTGTCGTCCAGGTAGGAACTTTAAATCCACCATTAATTTGAAGGGTTTGGTTTGCAGGAACAATGACGGTGTTGTTTGCCGCCAGTCCTCTTAATTCTCCAACACTTAAACTACTCATTAAATTACGCTCCAGTTAGATCCGTTAGAAATAGTGACTGTATATCCATTATTTATAGTAACAGGACCAGCACTCATACAAGATTTGTTTGCTGGAATTGTGATGTTTTCCGCAATTGCTTGACGGTTTGCCTTAATGATACCGTAAGTATCTAGGTACATAACGTCTTGATTGACTCTTAGTGTACCATCAACGTTAACGTCACTACCAACATCTAGATCATAACGTGGGTTACCACTTCTGTTAATACCAACTCTGGAGAGTCTGTAAATATCAGAACCATTAGGTGCTTCTGTCCATCTGGAGGTAACGAACGGTTGGTTGTTCTGGTAAACAAGACCATTGACGTTGAAGTTACCTTGGACGTTCAGACCATAATTAACAGTAGATCCAGTAGCGGTGCTGCTGGTGTTGGTGGTTCCAATCGAAACTCTATTGCTGCTACCTTGAATAGCAATCGCGGGAGTAGAGTTCCAAGATGTTCCACCATTGTTAGTGGATGCTTGAATGGTAAAGATGTTGTTGCCAACCAACTGGTTACCAATTCTGAAGTTTCTGTAGGAAGAAGAACCACGGAATACCAGTGGAGCACCAGAGTTATCGTTGTCGGTATCAATGGTGATCTGATTTTGTACGATCAGTGTGTCATCAATATATGCAGTACCATCAACGTGTAAGTTGTAAGTTGGATTTTGAACACCAATACCGACAGATCCTCCTGCACGACCAACCAGAGACATAATGTGGTTGTTTGGTGCATCGCTAGCAGCTTGTCCAGGTTGCCATGTGTAGAAGTCAATAGCATTTCCTTCACCAGATTGACCACTATTGTGGCGAGTCTTAATTGCGTGCTTGTAGTTCTGACCACTGTTATATCCCATGAAGATCTGGGATGTATCAAACACATTGGAGTTGTTACCAGATCCAAGATGTAGTGCTGCTTTTCCTGGTTGACTAGTTCCAAATCCATCAATTTGGAGTTTGACATTAGCATTTGTTCCGCCAGTGCCACCAGAAATTCTAACGTTATTGTTAGAAGCATCTACGAATAGAGTTCCGCTATCAACCGTGAAGTCATCGGCAACACTAGCAGTAGAAAGCATACTTGCTGTTCCACTTACGCTGAAGTTAGATCCACCACCAGTAATGGTTAGTGAACCTGTCATTACATCACCAGCTTTCAAGACGTTTAGTGATGCAGAACCAGTTAGGTTTGCTGTGATTGTTCCAGCAGAGAAGTTACCCGAAGAGTCACGAATAACAGCAGTGGAAACAATGTTTGGAGAGTTAAATGTAACGTTTCCAGTGTTCCAGATCTTGTTACCATTGATCGTAAAACCATCAGCGTTGGCAACCTGAGCATTCAGGGTTCCAGAACCATCAGTAGAATTACCACCAGTTACAACAAGAGCAACGTTATAGTTAGCTGCTAACTGAGAAGAGTTGAAGTAGATACCAGGAGAAGAAGAGTTACCATCTTTTCTACCCAATCTTAGGTTACCAGTTCCACTATCACTTTCAAGTCTTGCTACTTGGAATGTGTTGTCATCTTCGATTGCGAAATCATGGAATGTAACTCTTACACTTGCAGTACCAATTTGCAGAGCACCAACGAAGTTACCTGCAGTTAGTCTACCAAAGATTAGTGTGTAATCTTCTGTTGGGTCAGAGACGTTATTGGTAACAATGTTATCGATCGAGATAACACCAGTTGCCTGAGCGTTTGCGTCATACAGGTTGACAGTTTGACCAGGAAGGAATGGAGTTCCACCAAGAACTTGACCAGAAACGTAGATCTTATACTTGGAATCACCAGAGAAGGACTTGATTGTGATGGCATCACGAATAACACCCGCACTCTGGAAACTTGGCATTCTGTTATCAGACAGTGTGCCATAGTTGATATTAAGAGCGTTCTGATACCAACTACCCTGTCTGTTATCAAGTCTATCTGCGTCTAGTCCAGAATCAATACCATCGTTATTGGATGTCCAAACTTTACCCCATGTACCGAAGGTAGTAACTCCAGTTCCAGAACCACGGAGATACATGTTGTCGTTATCGGTGAATGCAAGTTGTCTTACACCACCAATTGCGGTTAGACCGCTACCATCTGCTCTGAGAGTAAGAACCATGTTCTTGGTTCCACCATCATTCAGTTGGTTTGCACTGTTGTTAATGGTGTTAGAAACAATACCAGTAACGAAGTTGTTTGGAGTTGGGTTAGAAGTTGGGTTGTTAGTACCAGTGATAAGTCTAATCGTTCTAACTGACTGACCAGAAATATCAATGTTGTATGTACCAGCGAGTCTATCTGTTGGAACTCTACCAGTTTGTAAGTTGTCTGCGTTGGTATAGAAACTAGAGTCTGCACCGTCTAGGAAGTCAGCATCAAGACCAGATCCAGAACCAGTCTTCAGTTCGATAGAACCGTTACCTGCTGTACCGATGTTAAACTGAGACTTCTTGAATCTGGAAACACCCAGTGTGCCATACAGGTCAGCAGAAACTGTTAGATCGGTAACTCTTTGTACGTCAAGAGCAACGTTTGCATACTGTCTAAGAACTGTAGATAGTTTTGCTTTGCCTAGGAAGCTAGAACCAGAACCAATCTCAACTGGAGCAGAAGAGATGTCAAAGTCAGCAGCATAACCACTACCACCATCTGTAACGACTACAGATGTTACAGCACCACCAGAAACAATGACGTTGCACTTAAGTCCACTGCCAGGAGCACCGCCAGTAATGGTTAAGTCGAAGTATTGACCATCAGTATAACCACTACCACCGTTAGCGATGATAACGCTATCTACAAAATTGCCTTGTGTATCTGTAGAATCGAATGTAATTGGAGAAGAACCACGCTCAAATTCAATGATTGTTCCTAGAGGAATCGTAGCAGTTAGTGGGTTGTTCAGAGAAATTGTTGTCTGTCCACCAACCGTAATAACACCAGTAATGTTGGTGTTTTGTTGAATACCACTTACAGTGTTTTTAACTGCGTGACCAATCAGAACGTTTGCGTTCGTTGCCATTACAAGTTGACTGGATCCAGAGTTTGCCTGAGCAGTTAACTTATCGAAGTATCTGATTTCAGCACCCTTGAGCGACTGCACCGCCTTAGCGTATGTCTGGTCACCACGTAGGAATGTGAACGAGTTAGCAGCACCTGCAGTAGCAAGTCTATCTGTCTCAATAACACCAGATGTAATATCGGATGCCGCGATTTGGTTGGAGGATAGAGATACCCAGTTGTTGTTATCACCAGAAGATGTGTTAACAACTCTGCTGAGGTTTACGGTTACTGCTGGTGTATCACTGGAGTCAATGTTATCAGTATCCTGAATAGCAATGTTATTAACAATGTCACCGTATAGTCTGCTTTCGATTAAAGCATTACCTTGTGCTTGAGTTCCTTGTCCAGGAGGTGCAGAGAAGGTAACAGTAGGAGCAGAGGTGTAACCTTTACCACCTTTAAATCCATTGAATGTTACAATCTCTACAGCAACAACTTCTCCATTTGCAATGGTGCAAGTTGCAGCAGCTGAAACAGCACCTAGTCCTTGTCCACCACCAGAGAATGTGATTGTTGGAGGTTGGGTATAACCAGAACCACCGTTGGAGATTGTCAACTGATAAACAACACCAGTTCTATATTCAGTTGCCTGAACACGACCACCAGATACACTACCAGTGAAGATGTCGCCAATGGTAAACTGAATCGTAGGATCAACAGCGAACGCTAAGAACTGACTGTCTAGATCATTGTTAAGAATAAAGGACTGTGATGTATCCTGTTGAATCGCGATGTCACCAGCAAGTGCGCCTTCAATAGCAAGTCTTTCTGCTTGGTTTGCAACAGTGTAAACTTCAAATGGTCTGAGTGCTGGGATCTGGTCAATAGAAATCTTACCAGAATCAGTTAGTTCGACCAGTGCTCTAGGAACAGCGTTCGTGGAGTATGGTTTGTTGATGAATGGACCAAGGTTGTTAGTGATGTAATCCTTAACCGCCTTTTGAGTAGGTAGTACAGAGTCACTTGTAGTAGCACCGCCAAGTGTGTTATCTGCAGAGAATCCAGTAACAACAACGTCGCCACCCTTCAGTTTCAAGAATTCAACTTCCGAGATGGTAACCGTACCAGTAAAGGTGATAGCACCAGTTCTGTTTTCAATCCTTGCGAATGTACCAACCTTAAAGTCACCAAGTTCGTCAGTACCAGAGACATAAACACGACCATAGTTTTCAGATGGTCCGCCAACTTGCTCAAGTGCTTCGTTCTTAGTACCACCGTTTTCGGGTAGTGCAAGGTAGTTAGTACCAGAACCTGCAAATTCCCAAGTGTGGGAAGAAGAGTTAACGATAGAGGGTCTATGTAGTCTGATGGTAGCACCAGTGATAGCTCCAATAGCAATTGGTTGCCCAGTGGTTTTGTCTTTAAGTGACATACCACTGCCAACACCATCATCAATGGTTAGATCTGCACTGTTATCAGCAGCAACAGGTCCAACAGCATCAATAAAGTATTCGATATCTGGATTGACATTTTCATATCCATCAATCTTGACAATGTAGTGCTCTAGTGGAGCTCTACCTAAACCAGAAATACTAATAATAGTTCTGCCTGTTGGTGTTGCAGAGATATTACTTACAGTACCAACGTCGAACGAATATGCTTCTCTACGGAAACCATTTCCTCTCAGTGCATTTAGACCGAAGTTGGTAGCAGAGTTGGTGATGGATGCATAACCACCAGTCTCACAAAGGACACCATCAGCACAGAAGATAACGAAGACAGAAACCAACTGAGTGTAACCATCTTCAATAACCTTATATCCTGTACCACCAAAGGAGACAATCGTGAATGCCGCAGCAACCATCGACTTACCCTGGTTGGGGAAGGTTGCGGAACCATCTAGTTCTAGACCAGGGAAAGGACAGTTAGGTTGCTTAACCTTAGAACCATCAATTAGAGCACCGCCACCACCTAGGAAGGAGATAACAGAAGAGTTCTGAGTATATGGTGATGCCTCAACGATAGGCAAATCATCAAATGTACCTCTGATAGCAGATCTAACGTTATTTTGATCTTGAATAAAGCTATCTGGATATGTGATAACTGGTGCAACATCAAATAGAGTTCCAGTATTCTTTACAGTAGCTCCAGGTGCTGTACCATTTACAGGATCAACAGCATATTCTAAGATGCTATCATAAAGATCCATCAATGTAGTGATGGTAGATGCTACGTTAGAGCATGTTGGATTAGTTCCAGACTTAAGAATATTCCAATCTTCAAATTTGGGGATTGGAGAATTTAGTGCTGTAGGACCGTAATTGATCAGAGTAGCATTTGCTTTTGCGCTTACAAACGTATGTGCGACACCAGCAGCAGCACCTGCGTTTGGTACAGTACATGTGACTGTGGTTAATCCACCAGAACTTGATACGTTAGTAATTGCATAACTGTTACCATAGTTAGAATCAAACCTTAGAGGACTTGCATGGTCTCCAGGTGTTCCGTTGTAAGTGCAGTTGAATACTAGTGCCTCTTCTGCAAAAGCAATTCTATCGCTGGTAGTTGGTGCTGTAGTTGGATCAGGGAATGTGACAGTTACTTGACCTGATGTAGAGTTATAGGTAGCACCCTGTGGTGTAACTGCAGCAACATTACCATCAGACCAGTTACGCATTGCTGCGATTGCTAAATCTTTAACTTGCTGGAAAGCAAATCTAGTAGCTGGTAGTTCGGATGCAGGTACACCAACCAATGCCAAACCATCGTAGTAAAGTTCAGCAGCAGTTACTGTTCCTTTATTTCCACCCAATACCAAGTCTCTACAGAGATTGCGTAGAGTTAGTACAATGTCTCTACGACACTTACGTTCTTGAACGTTGTTGAGTGATAGAGATGGATACTGAACAAGTGCTGCTCTGTATGCTTCATCAGCAATCAAGTCTTTGTTCTTCTGAATCAGATATGCAGCATCTAGATATGTGCCAGTTGCATTATTGCTAATTACATCTACCCAGAGATAGGATAGAGTATCGATAGCAGCTCTGACATCATCACAATACTTTCCACTACCATTTGCTGATCCATCAGCATTCAATAGCGCCGTAGAAGAGATAATCGTTGGGTCGAAGTATCTTGGTAAAGAAGAATACTGAGGAGTGTATAGATCATCACTGGCAGTTCTGTTTCCAATCCTCCAGTTGCACATTGCGTAGATTGCTAGTTCTCTAGCAAATTCAAATCCACGAACATTTTGTGTAATTTCATCTTCGATGAAACCAATTTCTGATCCTACAATATATTTCTGTGCTGCTGTAAGAACGTTGAAGTTTGATCCAAACTCAAGGTCTCTTACGATAGCGTTGAGGAAGTGTACAACGTCTTGACGGCACTGTTCATCGTTACCAGGAATAGAGAAACTTGGATACGTTTTCTGACCATCGGAACAAGACAGAAGCATGTTCTCAATCTTGATAACATCATCTTCTGTTAGAGAGGCAACTGGATTGTTGGTTGTAACTGTAGCAATACCTGTTCCAGCATTGTCCCACACAAATCCAGTAACATTATACGTGTTACCACCAAATGTTACTGTACCACCACTGACCCAAGTATGAGTATCAAGAGTCGCATTAATTCCTAAGAAAATGTCGAAAGTATTACCACTAACATTGAATGCAGCGTAATGATACTTTGCATATTCAGAGTTAATAAACCCAACAACCTCATCAGCAATGAAGTCTCTGTTGTTTCTGAGTAACTGGCAAGCATCCTGATATCTTCTTTCTACAGGAGTAGACAGTTTAAATTTGTTTGGTGAGTTGAGTAGAGATAAAGTAACAGATTTGGAGTAAGACTTTACCGTAGCATTTTGTCCTGGGTCAAAATCTGATACAGAGAATCCGTTGACTTTCTTTGGAATTACAAATCTTCTAGCACGACCATCAGCATCTTCGATGACCTTATAAATTCTTTGCTTACCATTCAAGAAAGAAATGTCAGGACTGTTATTAGTAGGCAGACCTTCAATTAAAATCTCTTGACCTTCTTTCAATTCGTGGGTATTCGATCTACCAACTAGAGCACTAGTGTAGAAAACAATGCCACCTAGGTCTTCTGAATTGCCATATATGCCACTCTGGAAACCACCTTGCGAAATACTAGGATCGTTCTGCAAGGAGAAGTCAATTCTAGAAATGGGTAGAGTTGTGGTTACATCTTCGTCATACGATACAACTTCACCTTCAGCTCTAATCGATACAATGTCTGTAGAGTCAAATGTTTCTGTGGTTACAGTTGCATTGAACAAATTGATTGTTCCATTTCCCACAGCATCCCATACTGGGGAATTGAGGATAGGTACAACAGCAACATCCCAATAAGTTGGGGTATTCTCATCATCTGGTGTGACAGAAGCAACTTCGTAATAACCAGCGGTGAAATAGGTATCTGTAGTATCATCTAGATACAGATAAGTACCACCAGGAATGGTTGGTTCTGGATCTGTTCCAGTAAATCTCAGTTTATTTTCTCCACCAACACCAGTACAAGTGAGGTTTGTAATTTGAGATCCAGTCGAACCAGAAAGAATATATCTAAATTGCTCACCAGCGATGAAAGAACCACTTGTCAGTCTTACATCAACATTACCATTGATGTATGCACTAGCACCTGTTGTTACATCAAAGTTAACTTCGATCAGCCTTGCTCTAGAACCAGTGTTAACACCAACTACTTCTAGACCAGTTACTAGTTGTTGTAAACCTGTATTTTGCTGGAAAGTAACACGGAATTCATCTGGACCAAAGATTTGGTGACCAATTGGATACTGTACACCAAAGTCACCATTGGTCTCATTATCGATCGTGATTCTTTGCTTGTCATCAAAGACCATAGCAAAGTCCCAAGTAGCAACTGGGTCACCGTTGGAGTCAATTTGGTCGCGATATGTAACACCAATAACGTAGTTCTTATCGCCAAACTTGAAAATGTGCTTGTTAGCATTTGCAGGTCTGATAATTACCAGACGTAGGTTGTCACCAACAACTGAACAGTCGGGTGGTAGAGAGATTGGGTTATCTTCTACGTAGTCACCACCAGAGACAACCAGTGTTTCTTTAACACCAGGAGTTGCCCATGCTAGTTGTGCTGCTTTTTTAATTGTACGAACAGGGTTAACTGCCGAACGACCGTCGTTCAGGTCAGAACCAATCTGTTCAGAAACGTAAATACGACCACCAACGTCATTCGTTGCTAGGTTGAGTACGTATTCGGTAGTCGCAATCTTGTCAGATCTATCACCAAGTAGAGGTGTGATAGAACGTGGATAAACACCAGCTTCTCCAGTGTCTTGATACTTGAATGCATTTGGATCGTCTACACGGAAACCAATATGCTTGAACTGAACTTCACCATTGGCAACAATACCATCAGTGTGTTCTGGTGCTAGTGAACCAGTCTCACCAGCATTCAGTGCTTGATAAACATTGTTACCAAAGTATCTGTAAGAGTTCTCCTGAATAATAACGTTTGGAGACCAGATAGTACCACTGCTGTTAACATAGGTCTTGAAGTTTGGACCTCTGAGTTCTAGGTCAGGGGTAACGAAGTTGTCAATATCAAGGTTTAGAACTCTCGCCGTGTCTGAAATGATCGACGTTGACGTTCTAATAGCACCGTTGATGTCAAGTTCAAAGTCAACAGTATCCAGTTCTGCTTCAAGAGAAGCACCTTGTCCATTACCACCACTAACTGTGACTGTGGGAGCAGCGGTATAACCAGAACCAGGATTGTTAACAGCAACGTTGATGACACGTCCGTTAAAGATAAACGCGGAAGCCTGTGCTTGTACACCACCAGGGGTAGTTGGCGGATCAACAGTGATAGTTGGAACTACGGTATATCCAGAACCACCAGAAACAACGTTAATGTTGTTTACTCGTTCTCCCGTTCTGTTAATACCAACACGAGGTAATCCAGTCGCAGCATCAAGTTCGGTTCTGACGATCTCTCTTTCAAGAGCACCAGTACCTCCCCTGATGGTTAGTTCATTATCACCGATGAGTTGTGGTTTTGAACCTCTAATAAACTCTTTATCGGAATTAATGTTAAAACTCATGGTGTCAACTATCTCCTGACCCGTTTATCCTAGTTTATATTTAGCATCACTGCCACTCGATACTGATAACCTCAGTAACTGCAACCCACTTAATATTGTTTGTTGTACCTGCTCTAGTTGTATTATAACTAAATCTGTTTGAGGACCCTAATGGTTGAATGTCCCACGTCTGTCCATCGGGGATGTCATCTTTGATAACCGTTCTCATGCTGGACAAAACAGTAGTGGCACCAGCAGCATCACAGAACAATGTAGACTCAATTTTTGCTGAGTAAACAGTGCCTGAAGCATTGACTCCCATAATATGTCCAGTAATAAAATTGAGGGTATCACTTTCAATGGTAATTTGTGTACCATTAACATCCAGTTGAAGAACTGCTGTGTTTAGACCACGCAAGATGAATGTACGACGCGCACTATCTGCATACTCAGAGTTTTTAATTTCTAAAGTATTTAAATCCTTTGCGTTTCTTAATTCATCAACAATAACAGTCTTATCGATGGAAAATCCACCTGTTGAGTCAAACTTTTCTTTTGTGGTTGCCATTTTACTTCTTAGTGATGGTGGAGGTTACAGTAATATTTACCGTTTGAGTTGTTGCAACGTTTGAACCGATTGCAAGATTGAGTCTTACTTCATTAGCACCAGTAACTTCAAATGTTGGAACAATCAGTTGTGTGCCAGTTCTGATGTTGCCATATTCGGTATGGAATACATCAGTAGTATTATCAGTAATGCCAAACTCAATAAACTCTTTGTCGCCAGTTGAAGTATTGTGAGCAACAATAACTGTCTTGGCTCCCATGGCAGTTGCCGTAGGATAAAGAACAGAGTTTGCATTGTTTACAGTTCCTTGTGTCAAGGCAATTTTATCAGTCAGAATCTTGATATCATTGAGTTCAAATTCTTGCAAGTCACCATCAAAGACTTTGACTTGATTGATGGTTCCAGTTCCAAAACCTGTATTGAGGTATACATCACCTTGGTTGTCAAGTCTCAAGACTGGTTCAACAAAAAGACCACTGGAAAGTCCAATGTCAAAGTATTGCTTGCTACCATGCAAGAATGTTCTATCTACGGCGGTATTGTCTAGTGTTGTTGCAGCACCATCAAATGTCATCAGAGATGCTGTAATTTCAAATTCATTGGAAGTAGATGAAACAATCGTATCTACTGTATCAAACTGCAACTCTGTAGTAGTCAGTCTTAATGTATTGCTGCCATCGTTGTAGAAATAGAGGACATTTTCATTTGCTCCAGGTGAAGTTTCTGGAATGATGTAAGTATTTTGGTCAACGTCTTTGACTCCACCAAGAGATCCCCAGTTCGCTCCATCATAACCTTCAAACTGAGTAGATGTAGTATTGAATCTAATACTACCCTGTGCCTGAACTCCTCTTTCAGCATCACTACCGACTGGAATTACAATTGAAGATGCGGCGTCAATGGTTACTTTCTTACCAGGGTTTGGTCTGAAGAGCAGATCACTAATGTCTGTGCTGATAGTGTTATCTGCCAAACGTAATTCGGAATTGATAACAACTGGACATGGAGCATCAGGTCCGATTCTGACTTCCTCGATTTCTTCAAATGTTAGAGGTGCAACTGCTAACTGAGACCATGTAAGAATTGCAGTACCATTTAGTTGATCACCTGTGGTGTGGATAGGTTCATTGCCACTAGTTCCAGTTGTACCAGCAGTTGTAACTTCATATAAGTTATTCAACCACTTGACATATTGACCAAGTGTTACTGGAGTATTCGCAGTCCAAACTTGATATGCAGGCGCATTGGTTGCTGGAGAATGAATTTTTTTATTGGTTACAAACTCTAGTTTATTTGGACCAAACTTGATGGTATTAATACCATCATTGTAGAACCAAAGGGTATTGTCATTAGAACCAACTGTTTGTTCTGCGAGGATGTAAGTATTGCCATCTAGGTCTCTAACACCACCAAGAGAAGACCATGCCTGAGATGTAGCACTGTATCCTTCATATTGATTTGTTTGTGTGTTGAATCTGATAGATCCATTACCAACTGCTGCAGCGCCAGGTCTTTGTGATGTATCACCAGCAGGAATGTTAATTGCTGTAGTTGTGTCTACCTTAACAACTCTACCAGTAGCTGGTTCTAAAACTAGATCAGAAGTTACAGAGCGAATCTCATTGTTCTCTAAAACAAGTTCGCTATTAATATCAATTGTACTAGTAGTTACAATAGTGCCACCGATCGTTAAGTTACCAGTAGATTCTGCAACAGCAAATGCACTACCGATTGCAAAATCTGCAGATACGTTAACATTATTAGTGTTTAACGTAATAGTATTTGTTGTTGTATTGGTGAGGTTTGTTACCTCAATGTCTCCTCCAGCAATTGTTGGAGCAGTCAGAGTTCCAGTTACATTGGCAGCATTGGATGTTAATTGTTGAGAAACTACTTCCGTCAAGGTGATAGTTCCAGTATCAACATCCTGTAAAATTGTATCGGATACTTGAGTTTGAGTTACCGTAACTTCAAATCCACTGCCAAATACTTTGGGGTTGTTTGGATCTGAAGTTACAGTTGCTTCGTTGCCAATATCACCACCAGACTCAGCATTTTCTGGGTCGTTGATTGAGTTGAAGTAATATAGTGTAGTTGGAGTATTTGCAGTAACTGTAATCTCAACATCATTCTGATTACGAATCACACCATCAGTAAACTCACCACCAGCGAACGTGAGAGTTACTAGACCAGAGACGAGTGGAGCTTCTGATAGAGTAATCGTTGTTGCATTATCAACAGATGCAACCGTTGTATTGATCGCTAATTCTCCAGGACCAGTTCCAGTCTCTGTTACTCTCATTCCTGCAACGATGCCAGTTGTCGAAGTTACAGTAATTTGTGTAGAAGTAGCATCAAGTGTCGTAGTGATATTCTCTACTAAACTTGGTGCTTTAGATCCTCCTGGGAATGCAGAGAAAGCAAATGTGTGTACGTTGTTTGTTGCGTCCGATGTATCAATCTGATACTTGTTACCAACATAGAAAGTTAGATCTGGATGCAGTTGTGGTCCAGAACCAGTATCAATAAAGAATTTGTTTCTAGTTGTTCCTGCTGTATTAATCGTGTATTGAGTTGTTCCGTATGTAGCAGTGGTAGCACCAACAATAATGCTTTCCGCATCAACGAACCCAGCAGCATATGCAATAATATTGGTGATGTTTCCACCAGCAGTGTTGACTACATAAACTTCTGCATCTGTGCCTTGAGAAACACCAGTAATTGTAACAGTAACATCATCTGCTGGACTTGCACCACCAACTAGGTTTCCAGCAATAGTACAGGTGTCTGTGTCTGCATAGAATAAACCACCAGTAAACGTAACTGTGCTAATGGCACCAGCGTTATCTCTAGAAACATCAATGCTACCACCCTGTCCATTTCCAGATGTTGTAAATACTGTAATTCCAGAATATGTTGCGTCTGCTTCTGCAAGAATAGTGGAACCAGCACCACTTGCTGATTGTGGCGCACCATCTGCAACTTTGATAACATCACCAACACTAATTGCAGAAGATGTGACTGTACCACTAAATGTGATCAGTTGAGTTGGTTGTGTTGTGAGTGTGTATACAATTGGTTGAGTAAGAGAAGATGCGTCTACACTCAGACTATCACCAATGTTATATCCATTGCCAGCATCAGACAGTGTGAACTGGGTATCATCAATAACTCCCAGAGTATCAATTGTAAACGAGAATGGAGTTGTTCCTACTCCAAATGGAGGTGCAAAGTCTAGAACTGCAGCACCAGGAGTTGTTGGTGAAGCAGAAAGAACAATTTGATTTGGTGTAGTTGTTAGATCTACAGAAGAAACTGTAGTGTCGTCAGCGAGAACACCAGCACCACTTGCTTTGGTAACAGTATAACCATTGAAGATACCAGAAGCATCAGCAACTTCAATAGTAGATAGTCCAAGTGGAGAAACAAAAGTTAGAGTTGCTGCGCCACCAGTGGTTGCAGGACCAGACATGGTAATCTGGGTAGCATTGTCAACCGTTTGAACAGTCAATGTTCCAGAACCAGCATCACCAGTGCTTCCAGCATCAGTGTAGATAATCATTCCTGGGTTGATTCCTGCAGTAGTTGTCATTGCGACAACAGCAGAAGAACCAGTTAGAGTTGCAGCTGCACCAGTTACCTGTCCAGGTAGTGTGGTAGATACATTAGAAACTGCTACTGGTAAGGTTTGAACGTCACCTATTGCGTGACCAGTTCCATATGATGTAATTGTAATTTCGTCAATTTTACCAGGGTTACTAGTTACTGTATATGCAAAGTTAGATCCACCGCCTCCACCTAGGTCAGAATCTGCAGCACTTAGAACGTCACCAGTTATGTAATTCTGTCCATTATCTGTAAATACGACGGCAGTAACTTCACCGTCATATACAGGACCAGATAGTGTAAATTCTATTCCAGTACCAGCTCCACCCAAGAAGTTATTTGGGAAAGTTACAATATCGCCTGCTTGATATCCAACACCACCAGAAGCAGTGACAATGTTGGTAGCAGACCCACTAGTGATTGTAATATCATAAGAAGTGCCATAACCATAAGATCCAGCAGTACCAGATACAACATTCATTGTCCCACCCATGCCAGCATGGACAGAACAGTTATATTGTAGAACAGTACCAGCAGTTGCAGTAGGAAGAACGATTATATCAGTAAATGCTCCAGCACTACCAGCAGTGCCATTAGAGAGCATAATGTAATCTGCGGGTAGGAAACTACCTTGATTGTCATTGAACATCAAAGGATGTCCAGTATTTGACGCATCAGATTGATCAAATCTGTAAGTATTACCAACAATTAAATTAATTGAAGCTTGAGTTTGACCATCAATCTGGAAAAGATCGTTTGGTGGTGGTGTTCCTCCGTTTGCTACTGTAGTAACAGCAAATGTTTGTGTTGGTGTGTTGAATGCTTGTACAAATGTATATACACCATCAGTATATCCAGAACCAGCATTCGAGATAGTACCAGGATACTGAGTGTTACCAGTAACAGTAATTGTTGCTTCCGCACCAGTTCCTGTACCGCCTGTAATAGGGACAGCAGTGTATGTTCCAGGAACATATGCGGAACCCTCTGTAATGTCTCCTACAATGCCATCTACATCAAAATCAGCAAACATTCCTAGTGTAGGAGATCCACTAGAAACAAATGGTTGTGCTGCATAACTACCAGCAGTGTAGTTAGCGCCAGTATTAGTAATTGTACCTTTAAATTCTAGTACAACAATATCTGCAGTTGCACCCTCACCAGATCCACCAGTAAGAATTACGCTACTATAACTTCCAGTGTCATAGTTTTGACCCTGGTTTACAACTGTCAGACCAGACTGGACAAGAATTTTCTTTCTTACTTTAATGTCTCTATAACTAATTACCTCTAGAGGCGCATAGTCAAATAGATTTTTACCAGCAGAAACGATACCTAAGGTTCCTGTGTCTGCCTTGAAGATACCTAAAGTTGCATCACTACTAAACGCCAAAGATGGCGCAACTCTGGTTCCATCTCCAATTTTTAATTCGCCAGTGGCGAGGTTACTACCACCAGATGTGACGTTGAAAATCTGGGCACCGATGTCATTGATTTTTACCCTTTGCTGTTCAAAGGTATCAGTGCGTGCTACATTAATTGCTGGCATTTTTGATTAACTCTCGCAGTAAGGATTTGATCTCAGAAACTTCATTCTTCAACATATTTATGTCGTCCAACGCGGAACTCAGCTGCTTTGATTTTCTCCTCGACTCTATAGCCGAGGAGTCCTTACATATGATGGCACCTGTGTTTAGGTCCCTTACGAGACCATCGTGCCCTTCAACTTTTGCATATCCCATACGCGGAAATTAATATGAAGCAACTGCTCTCAAATCCTGAATCTTAGGAACGTACACTGGATCGTTAGATCTCATGACAATCTTGATTCCGAAAGAGCTAAATTCTGGTAGATTTGCAACACTGTATTGCAGTTCTTGATAAGAAGTTTGCTTCTCTACGATACCAGAAACGGTATTCTCATTAGTTGGCAATTCATCTGTATCTGGTAGACCTGTTCCGTTGAAATATTCCCACTCAATGTTATCGAAGGATTCTTGACTGGAAGACTTCTTATAACGGAATAGAACTTGTACGTCATCAATGTTCTTGACATTTGCTGTCAATCTAACATCGATCGTTGTTCCAGGGTTACCAATTGCAATTTCTTTGGTTACATACTTAGCAACAGAAGAACTATTGCTGAATGACGTTTCTGGTCTGTATTCAATACCATTTGTATATGATACTCTAGAGACTTCCCAGTATCCAGTTGTCTCGCTTTGTTGATCTGGATATGCAATAATATCTCCTACTCTAAAGATATCCTCTACACCTTCTCCAGATCTAGCGTTACCACCAGTTGCAGAATCAACAAGAGATTCTGTATATCCCAGAGTTCCAAATGGTTTCTTGTCATTGCGTAGTGTAATCGTGAGATTTTGAGCATCAAAGATCTCTACTTTACCGTTGATCTTATTATCAAAGGTAGCAGTTAGAGCACTTGGGTTTCTTGCTACGATATTCTCAGCAACATCTACATTAAAGACCTGTCTAGTTGGATCAGAAGATACTGCAGCACGAGACTGATTCTGAGTATCAGTTAGTGCTGGATCGTATCCAACCGCAGAAAGTGAAGTGTCACCAAAAATGATACCCTCGCCCTTCTGGAATCCATTAGTAGTAGAAACTCTTACCCATACTGTAGGAGATCCATTGATCTCTTCTACTCTTGCAATGGTTCCTTTCGCCTTACTTACAGCACCTTCAACTGCTTGTGGTACTGTAATCACAGTTCCAGATGGAATGTTTGTCAAAGCAAACTGCGAAACTGGTTTGAACTCAAGGATTTGATCTCTTCTTCCATAACGATCTTCTTGTCCAGCAGACTTCTCAATTCTATTGCTTGCTAACTTAATAGAAGCAGAAGACAAGTCGATAGCAGGAGACAGATAAGAAACTGTAGATGCTAGTTTAATACTATACTGTAGTGACTTATCAATATTATTAGAAGTTTGATTGATCTTAGAAGCAAGAACTTTCTGATTAGTGAAATAGTGAATTTCATTCAAGAAAGTCTTTTCGTCACTAACTTGAGTATAAGAAGTGTAGTTATTGGTAGTAGAGTCAACTGGGATAATATTAGTGGTCTGAACAGTCGTCTTTACGCTTGTAGCAGTAAATGTTAGATAATTTACTTGTGGATACAGACGCTCATATTTTTTGTTATGAGCGACAAGAATAGATGATCCACCACCCCTAAGTGTACTAGCAGCAACGGTGGGACTTGCAATATGGTAGTAATCAACACCAGCACTATCTACAGTATAAAGTCTGGAGTTTAGTTGAGTTGCTGGGATACCACCAGTATCTGTCGAACCTTTGAAGAATACGAAGGACTTTCCGCGATCTTCAAAACCATGGTTTGGATGGTAAACGCGAATAATCTTATTGTTATTTCTGAATAGATCAGATGTAGCACCAGCATTAGAACCACCATCTGTTTCAAATGGATCTCTTCCTAGAGCTTCGTATTTAAGATCTTCGTTCTCAATCTTGAGTGTTCCTTCTCTAGTAATATCAAATTCTGCTCTATGAATAGTGAACTTAATATCTTCAAAGAGATCTTCAGACCAAGTGTCTACGTTTTGAGATCTGAATACAGATCCTAGTAGTGGTTGTGTAGTTACAGGTGTGCTTGTGGCAATTTCAATTTCGCCCAGTCTAGATGTCCATAATGCATATTCGGTCGAATCAGTTTCAACAACTAGTGCATACTTGGAATTGTTTTGTAGATAAACTGGGTTATCAAAAATAAATCTAGTTGGTGTTGTGGATTCTGTAACTCCACTAGAATCGACTGCTACACCCATTCTAACTGCTGGTGTGTCAATTGTTACACTAGCCTCAACTACAGCGCCTGCAGCGCCATTACCGATGCCTTTGACAACGATAGATGGTGGAGATGTATACTCAGAACCAAATAGTGTTGGTTCTGCAAAGTAAATCTTACCCTCGGAAATACTTACTCTGCCGTTTGCAACACTACCACCAGGCAATTGTGGACTCTCGAAAGATAGAATAGCACTTTCGTAATTTCCACCAGTTTCTTTAACTGTCAAGTTTGTGACTTTACCAGCATCTTTTGCGATAGTCAATGCAATCTGAGTGTTGTTAGTTGCATTGGATGTTGTCAAAGATCCGATAATCAGATCTTCATTCTGAACAAATGTTTTGCCGTTATGGTTGCTTAGAACAAGTGTATAAACTTGCTCATTGGTCAATGTAACTTCTCCGTTTACGGTAGCAGTAATTTCGTTATTGTTCTTGTCTAGAACTTTTGCTAGAGGACCACTGCAATTTGATCTGGAACCAGTAATAACTTCGTTGATCTTGATAGTAGCAGTGCCGTTGGCAAATACACGAATTCTTGTATTAGGAGTCAAAGAACGTTCTGTGCCAGGAAGAATATACTTGCCAGGCTTATCACTCTCTGTATTAGTCAGATATACTCTGATTGGAATATTGGTAGACTTTTTATTGAAGTAGAGATCAACACCAGTAGCAAAGCAACCGCCATCGAAGTTCTCGATCTTGAATGTTTGTGCTAGTGGATTTGGTTTTGTCTCCACATCAGTAACGCTATCAATCAACTGTACACCTTCATTTGCTTTAAAGATAGCAGGTAGAGTGGAGTTGATAGTAGAAGGATTCTCTGGTAGTCTGCCAAGAGCATAATACTTGACTTCAGCATAAGAATCTACAGTGTCTTTAGCAGCGTTTGTTGCACTGGACGTAAACCTAACTGTCTTAATACCAGTGGTAACTCTAACTTGCTCAGATGTCAAGTCGTAATTTACAGTATTGACATCACCAGTCCAAGTAGCATTCTCAAGTGGAGCATATCCACCAGGAATTAGAATCAAACCACTTGCGTTACCATTTTCATCAGTAACGATGCTGCCATTAAAACCAGATAGAGAGTTGCCTGCAAGACCAGTGAATCTGGTATCTGGGTTTACCCACCTTGTAATATCTCTTCCTTCTAAGAAAGGATATAGTTTAGTGGATGGTTTTAGTCTCTTGACTACGTACTTAACAGCAATACTTCTTGCAAAGAACTTGAGAGAGGTTGCAATTGATCCTTTCTCATTGCTATCTGTAGATAGACCTTTTCCTAACTCATTGTTCTGTGGACTTACGTTGGAAGAACTTGCGACGGAAGCAGATTCAACCTTGGAGAATGCACTGTCGGAATTGGTAGATCCAAATGACGTGATTTCACCAAAGCTGTTTTTCGATCCAATCCAGTTAACAATGAAGGAATTGAAGATGCTGGAATATGCTTCAGTAATATCATTCTTTGCTAGGAAAATAGAATATAGTTGTGTGTTATTGTCTACGACCAGTGGTTCTACACTGTCGTCGTACCAAGAATCAATGTTTGGTTCTAGGGCACCCTCTCCAACATACTGGAGTGCTACAAATGGATTTGGGTTGATCGTCTTGGTAGCAAACTCATTACCCAGTAGAGGTAACGTTGTATAAGGTAGAGTTACAATATTACCAGTTTTTTGGTATCCATCAATAACACGTTGATCATTCCTTGTATTTGACTCTACAAGAGCATAAGCATCCTCATGTGTTTGAGATCTCAGTACAGACTGTTGTGTATCAATAGCACACTTGTAATCACTAGAAGATACTTCACCTCTCAGGTGAGTTTCAAAGTTATCGACGATAAATCCAGTTTTGAATCTATTGAATCCAATTTCATCACGAATTTGCATTCCTAGTGCTTGCTGCTCAAGGATGCTGAGAGTAGTGTAATACTCAAGTCTCTCAACACGCTTCTCCAACTTAGCAATATCCTTCATCGTATATCTACGATTATCAACAGGAGTAATTCTTACATCCTTGCTGCTCGTAGTAAATGCTGGAATATAGAGGTAGTATAGAGCGATTGCATCATCCAGAGGTTCTGGACGAGTTGGATTCTGTGAAGAGTTACCTTCTTTGAGTACAAACTGTCCTTTCTTGTTAAGGAAGATACCATCAATTCTGCTCAAGAATTCTGTTTGACTAAAGCTGAATGTATATTCCAAACCACGATCGGGAGCAGGTGTTACAGAAACTACACCACCTTCGCCAATGAAACTGGTAGCAATGCCTTGTCTAGAAGAAGTATTTGAATAACCAGTGATATAAGAAGAGTTATCAACCTTAGGTCTGAAGTCAAGGACGTTCTTAAGTGAAACGATACCATGAACAGCAGAGTTGAATGATGGGATTTCTTCTAGAGTTACACCAGATTCGTGGTTGTAACTATCTACTGTACAGAAATCACCAGCAGAGTGCTCGAAGTAATCAAATGCTACGACAAGTTGTCCTGTAGGTGCAGGGTATCCTGGTTTTAGAACAATTCTAGAAACATCGTAGAATGTATCTCTCTGTCCATCATCGAAAGTAAATCTATCAGTGATGTCCTGACCATTACCAACTAGGTTACCAGCAGTATCAACTTCTGGTGCAGCAACAGATGTTCCTTCATAAACATATCTCAACTTATATGCATCTGCATAAGTTGTGAGTGTAGTAGATTCACTATCAAAATCTTCTCCACGGAGAGGAATAACTCTGTCTCCAACAGACTTAATAAGAATTCTCTTATTAGGAACGTTTGTTTTAATTCTAGGACGTGCTTTAGATAGTTCTAGAGTAGCAGATAGTTTTAGTTTAGGGAAATTATTTGTTGCGTTGAATACTGTAGTTGGTAAACTAATTTCTACAGAACCAGCATTTAGTCCACTTGCCTGATCAGTTTGGTTGGTTGTAGATACATTGTCTGCGGTGATGTATACAATATCACCTTTCTTGACAGTAGTAGCGTCACCAGGATCAAGAACAGTCATAACAAAATTGGACTCATTGAAAGTTACAAACCTTTGAGTACCAAATGGTAGTTGAGCTGTAAATGTAATTGTATTTGAGTTACTGGTAGAAGTAGTTACGAAATCTCTTCTGTAATAATACTTGATCTTGGAGTCTTCAGATCCTCTGGAAACCGATGCAACTTGACCACTGCCAGTTGGATAGATTAGTGTTCCAGATCCAAAGTTATCAATCTTTGGAGAAATCTTGACAATGCTATCATTAGTTACATCTTCTGGAATAGCAGTGTTTAGATAAATTCTAGACTTGATAGTGCCTTCTGGTTTAGTTGCATATTGAACAGATGCTCTTACAGACTTACCATCTGTTCCAGTAAATTGGATGTAATCACCTTGCTTGAGAAGTTGTGTAGCATCTCCACCAAAACCATTACACTCTAGGAATCTATATCCTTTTTTACCAGAGAAGGTAAATTCAGTAACCGAAGTAAGATTTACATATTCTGTTTTGTTGCTTTCGATATCAGCAGTAAACTTGTTAGCACCAAGACTACCAAATGCAGAACCAAAAGACTTAACATCTGCAGGACTGTAAGTAGTAACAGTATTTCTAAACAATACTGCATCAACTCTTGCTGCAAGAGCAACGTTTGCAGTAGGAGCAGTAATAGTTACGGTGGGTGGTTGGGAATATTTTTGAGAGAAAGCTTTTCTTTCTCTAATAACAGCAGAAACAACCCTACCACCAGCATCAACAGTAAGGGTTACCTTAGAACTGTCGAATGGTTGACCGTTGATAGAGATTCCTGCATCAGCGGGATATCCACCAGTAGATCTATACTTGGTAACAAAGTGAGAAATGGTATTGTCAGTTGCAATCTTAGCACTATTGCTGTTCTCATCAATCAGAACTTCTCCAGACTTAAATGTTCCAGAGAGGGTACGAACCATCAGCATGGCAGCACTACTGAAAGAAGAATCTGTACTTCCTTCAATTACACCATATGCACCACTAGTAACACCAACAACATATTGACCAGAAGAGAACCCAGTAGATGGTGTTTCTTCTAATACAAGTTTTGTGAAGAACGTAGGACCAAAGTATCCTAGTCCGAAAATAGAATTATAAACTTTTTCGCCACTGACAAGAGTTCCTTTAGAAAGGACAATATCAGTATCACCGTTGAATCCAAATCCTCTTTCTTTCAGTGTGAAGTTGCTAGATTTTGTGGTTCCAACCAGTGGAGTAATTACATCACTGTAATCAGTAATATAACCAAGTCTAGAAACATTATCAATAGTTGCTACAGTAATAGTGATATCATCTGTAGTGTCAACACCACCAATTGTGCTGCCAAGAATTGTAATAGTTTCGGTTGGTGTATAGTTAGTTCCGCCAGCAGTAACAGTGACGTTAGAAATTACACCACTGCTGTTACGAGCAACAGTAAATGTTGCACTGAGACCATTAGCAGAAGAATTACCAGTAACACCAGTATAAGTAGCGTTTGCTTCTGACCCAAGAGTTGTACCAGCACTATAAGTTACTGTAGCAATAGGACCTAATCCAGCACCAGTTGTTGTGTTTAGATAGAAATATCTTCTGCTTCCATCATCTTCTACATCAAATTCTACAAGAGAATCTAGTTTTGCTTTGCTTCCTAGTAGTGTAATCTCTGCAAATCTCTTCGCTGCATCTCCAGGGCTTACATCAGGTCTGGTTACAACACTGAATCCGAGAACTTTAAATGTACTGTAAGATTCTGGAAGACCAGATGCTCTAGTTGCAACAGTGTACAGTTGATTGCTGCTATCACAAATGTCTGTGAATGAAATGGTAGGAGCAGCGTTATTTGCTGGGTTTAACTTTTGGACGGTGTTAGACTGTGTAATTTCTACAGTAAATGTTTTTACACCATCATCATCACTGTAGATACTTCCTCTACGATCTACTGTGCTTATTCTTTCATCAGCGTCTTCTACAAATCTAATTCCAGAAGCAAAGTCAACTTGTTGACCAATTGTTCCGTCATTATACAAAGAGAACAATTCAACATCTGGATATGCAGTGAGATCAGAACCTTCTGCATTCAAAGGAACAGATCCAGATACGTTAGCAACAGAGTAAGTTGGAAGACCTCTAGTCTTAATAACTTGATTATCACTCTCAAGAGTTTCTCTTGCTTTACTTACTTCAATCTCTTTTGTCTCTTTGTTGACAATTTCATATCCTCTAATGTATGCCTTACCAGCACCAACATTAGCAATCATTTTTCTAGAGGCATCTTGCTCATCTAGACCATTATAATTGCCATCAGCATCAACAGCATAGACGCCGTTATTGCCTTCTTTTTGTGCCCACTCTCTAATGTCTACAGAGAAGTTATCAACAACGTAATCACCAGACTCGTCGTAAGTTCTTCTAGCGAGTGTCTGCTCTAGTAGGGAGTAATCTGCTTGTACAACTTTCTTTTGTACAACACCTCTCTTCACACGAAGGAGCTGAATAAAATTCTTATCGGTTTGGGTATCTAGATCATACTTCTTGAGTGATAGACTAATCTTCAGTCTGTGTGCTCCAGGAGCAGAGAAGTTAGAAGACCCAATAGAGTTGTCATATAAGGATTCATCTTCCTCTGGAGTGACGATATCCTCCATAACTCGGAATCCAATTTTTGCACTAGGTGCATTGTAATATGGATCGATGACTAGTAGTTGCTCTTCATTTCTTACGAAATATCCATTAGCAAAATAGATACCCTCTTCTACTTTAACAGCAGAAGCAAAACCCATTGCTGGACTTACTACAGAAGATTCTTCCGCTGTGTCAGGATCGACAACAGTTACGGCAGTTGGTAGAACAGAACCATCTGTACCAACAACCATTAATGGTGTATTGATACCATCAATAACTTCTAAAGTCTCACCTTGGCGGAAGGTAGACTCGTTATTAGCATTACCACTAGTTGTGTAGATGACAAATAGTGTATCTGCATTGGTTTCGGTAGCGTTCTGTGTAGAAACTACGTTTCCAATAACACCAGAAGTAAGACCTCTTAGTTGTGTACCAATTAACTGTTCAATGTCATACTTCTTGTAGACAATGTTATCATCGCCATCATTAACAGCAACCTCAGATACAGAAGATAATTTAACGTAGTCTAGTTTATTATTTAATCCTACTTCACCAGGGATTACTAGATCTCCCTGTTTGAATGCATACTTACCATAGCTTTCAATCTGGTTCTGTAAAATAGATTGAAGTTGTGTTAATTCTCTACTCTGAATAGAGTACCCAGGACGGAAAAGAATTTTGTAGAAATTCTTGTTATCGTCAAAATCCTCAAAATAAGGAGAAACATTTAAGTTAGTCTTCTGTGGCATGGTATTCCGCCAAATACTAGTATCTTAGTCGTTAGTATTTAGACGAGATAAAAAAAATCCCCCGCGCTAGCGGAGGACTTGGTGATATTTATTTTGGATCAGAACTCGATGACTAGTTTGATGTCTTCAATCTGGTCAGGAGCGCGAGTGATTAGTCTTCTGTTCTCAACGTAGATCAAATCACCAGAGTTGTTATCAACTTCAGGTGTTCCGATACCGTTGGTTAGCGTGACGCCTTCGACAGCACCGTTAACAGTGGTGTCTGGGCTTCCACCAGCGTTGGATTGAGCACCAGTAACTGCTGCGGAACCATTTGCCTCGAAGAGACGGACTTTACCGTCACTATCAAGGTGCTCAGCAGGAGTCTGATAATACTTGAGGATACCATCGGTTGTAGAACCGTTGTCTAGTACCCAAGAAACAACTGTACCATATGCAGTACCACCAGTTACAGTCTGAGAAATTCTTTCGTCAGCGATGTAGTCAGTGCCACCAGTACCAGTGATCTTAACTGCATACAGACCGTTGAGGGTATCAGCGGTAGCAAATGTAGTGGTTCCTTGGTTGTATGGGTCCTTGAGAATACCGATTCTACGGAAGTCGTTATCAACAGGGAAGTCACCAGCACCTTCAGCATAGGTGAGGCGAATGTTGGTCATAACGCGCTTAGCGTTGAGTTCTAGTTCCATGTCAGAACCATGACCACCCTTAGGAGGAACGATTACTTCGATAGATCCAGTGAAACCAGAAGGAGTTGCAACTGCACTGCTTAGTGCTTGGTCACCGAAGAGGTTACCATTAGCAAGAGAAACAGAAGCATAAGTGTAACCAGTTCCCTTGACTGCAACTGAGACAGAAGCAGGATCGATAGCACCACCAGCAGTGGTAGTGAACTGTACAACACCGTTAGCACCATCACCACGGATTGCGGTGTAAAGTGTCTGTGCAGCAGGTAGGTTGCTACCTGCATCTTCTACGACAGCAACGTCGATTGCACCAGCAACTGCTGCGTTCTGAGTAGAAACGCGAGTAGCGTTGTTAGCAAGAACGATTGGCATGAAGTCCGAAGAGAGGAAACGGAGTACATCATCGGTAGGAAGTGTGAACATGTACTTCCAGATGTAACCAGCGCCAGATGCTTCTGTGTAGATGCCGTTAGCGTAGTTACCAGAAGTTGTGCTTGGTTCTTCGGTTGCGTTCTGACCAGATGGGTTAGCAGAACTTTCACCGTTATAGAGGCACTTGAATACTTCGTAAGTGCTATTCATTACATAGAACTTAGCATCAGCAATGCTGGTCTGACCTGTAGCAGTTGCTTTACCTAGTTGACCGCCACCTGCAGGAGTTGCAGAGTAGTCGGGTTTGTACATGTCGAACTTAGGGTTAGCAACTAGATCCCAGTTGTAACGACGAACGACGGCACGGGCAAACTCGCTGGTAATTCTCTTGGCAGCGATAACGTCATCATAAACGTCAAAACTTTCGACTTGGTTGTCTAGAGGAAGGGGTGGCTCGTTTTCTGTACCATAACGATAGACACCTGCTTTAGCAGTAGTACCAGTGTCGGATCCGCCAGAATACTCTTTAAGAGTTGCGCCTAGGGCACCAGGAGTGGAATTAACGCCAGAGGAACCAAAGATTCCAGACAACAGAACGGCACCATCATAAACTTTGGCAATTGTTCCTCGGAACGTAGCAGCACCATAGTTGGCACCTACGTAGACTTCTGCACCTTCCGAGAGAGCACCGCCAGTCACGGAATATGTCTCAAGGTATGCATACCAGGGTTGTGGGCGACCCACAAAGAAGTACATTCTAGAGCGTTCCGCACTGGTGTCGTTGGGACCCTCAGTTAACGACTCAAGAAATTGTTTCGCGTTGAAAATTCTAAACTTATCAGAAATAATAGCAGCCATTGGTTTTCCGTTCCGACGTAGTGTTTTGTGCCAAAGTTATTTATATTTATACCGATATTTAGGAAATTGAGAACGGTACGATTTCGTCTCCGCTCGCAATAGTAGTAGTTCCTCTCAGTAAAGTACATCCTGTAAAGGATGTTGCGGTTTTGCCCGTATATTCTACCACAGATCCGCTCTCAGTAAAGAGGTGACCCGATGATGGGAAATACGTAGTGTCAGCAACTGTGATGGTTGATGGTATTGCACCGCTTGAAGTGGTTGTGGTGACTGGGTTTTGAATGGATGGGTTACCAAGATTCCACTTTTGACCACCAAGAGTGAAGTTTGAATTTGCCCTCTTAACAAAGTCATTGATAGATACTGCGGCAAAATATCTCTCGAAATGCTGGATAGTCCAGTTAGAAACATTTGCCGTGCCATCATCATATCCAACCGTTGTCCAGTTACCAATATTGGAACCTAGGTTACCAACAGTATACTCTCCTTGATATGTATTCAATCCCTCATCTGCGTTAACAAGGTCGATAACAACAGAATTTCTCTTAGTAACAGTCTTTGCAATAAGAGTAACAGGTCCGTTATTTCTTGTTTCAACTGGATTGGTAAAGAATACTTCTTCCTGGTAGAAGTCAAGTAGACCACTAGGTGGTGTGAATAGTAAGAGCGCAGTAGACTCTCTCCTGACAGAGTAATCAAATATAACATTAATTTGTTGATCAGTACGAATAGTGGTCTCTTGATATGTAACGACCATTGGGTCAATACCAATAACACCAGTCTCGATAAACGAACTTCTGTCAAACGATACAGTAGAAATAGATTCTACATCAATTTGTGGTTGCAGTTCGATAACACTTACTCTATCGGTCGTGCCAGGTAATGTCGCAGATCCTCCTAGCACCTGCAATGTTCTTACAGACTCAGCGCCTCTACCTTCAACAAGGTGAGAAGAGGATACAGAACTGATGCTCTGAATTGTATTGACGCCACCAGGAACAACAGATACGAGATCTTCCAGTTGACGGACAAAAGTTCCTGCAGTCCACAGTTGATCATTTGTTCCATCCTGTCCTCTCTCACAGAAGAGGAAACGATCGTCATACTTACGTGGGTAGTAGATAACCTCGTCGCCAACCAGAATCTTTCCGTTTGAAGCAAATTGTGATGTATCTGGGATGTATACAATAGTAGAACCTTGTGGGAGGTCTGTTTGTAGGAAGGCACCTGCAGCATTGTAGGTCTTTCTCTCCAGGAATGTGCTGTCAATTTCCCTTTGAACAGTCGTGGTGATTGCTCTAGAAGTAGAAATAACAGATGCACTGACGACGTTAGGTGCAGCAGTAGCAGCAACAGATACAATCTGTCTAGTTACGTCTGGTTTCGCCATTACGA